TAAAGCAGTGTTTCCAGAAAAATCTGCGTGTGCTGGAGCTTTAAGGGCAGCATAGTGTGCATTACTAGATTCACAATAAAGTCTAAGCTCAGATTGAGATCCAGTGTTTTTTAATGCAACGACGCCACCTTCGACAGTGAGATCATCACCAACGCTTACATCAGCTGTTACTGTTAAATTACCACTACTATCTAATTTTAATCCGTTACCAGAACCCACTGTTCCACCAGATTTAATAACAAAATTATCACTATCTGAATCGTCTACAGCGATATGAAATTTGTCAGCACCTTGTGTGTCTAATATTATTGTAGGATCGCCAGAAGCTACGTCTATTTCTATGTTTCCTGTAAATGTTGCACCAGATAAACTAGCAAAAGTAGAAGATAAAGCTGTTCCGTTTAATGTTATTGCGTCGGCTTCTAATGTACCGTCTATATCTGCATCACCAGAAATATCTAAAGTTGCGGCGTCTAATTCACCAGACGCAGTAAGATTTGTAATGCCTGTTACAGCGCCACCAAAAGCAACGTTGTTACTTCCATCTTCAAATACTATCTTACTAGCTGGTATTGTACAAAATACATCTTTTGTACCAGAACTAAAGTTAACAGCGCTATCACTATTAGAGCTAGATATAACAGTGGTTCTAGTTAATGTAGAACTATCACCGTTTAACGTGCCTAACCCTACTTCAAACTCATCTTGATCTTGATGAGCAATACAATAATACGTTGTATTACTATTACCAACACCAGCAGAAAAAGTTTCAAAACCAGTTACAGCATTTCCAATAGAAAAAACTCCCGTACCTGTAGTAGTTGAAGTTTCTTTTACTCTATCATTAATGACTAAAGCCATTTATTCTCCTATGCCAATCGTAATATAGCGTTACTTGCATCAGCCGTTGGAAACTGAATTGTAAAGGTTCCACTTGTAGATGTCTTATCACCACCAAAATCTAAAACAGCAACTGCTTTATTAGAATCAGAACTGTTGTAAATTAAAGCACCTCTTGCTGTGATTGTAGCTGATGTAAAAGATATATCAGCAAAATCACAAATAGCTGTAGTTCCAGAAGTCGTTGGAGTTACGCTAGTTAAAGTTCCTCCACCGGAACTATATGTTCCAGAATCAGAAACTTCATTACTTGTGCTAAAGGCAGTGGTTGAAGCACCTAAAGAAGCAGAACTTGTGTACAATGCTATTTTGAAAGTATCACCGGATGACGCTGTAAAGTTATGCGTACCTTGCAATAATTCCTGTTTGAAGCTTGTACATACAGCTTGAGTTATAGCCATGTTTTATCCTCCTATGGGTTTTGTGATTGCAGAGGAGTACGTAACGCCCCATGCATATATTCATCTCTTCGGTGTCTTCCTTGTTGTTCTATAACTAACTCTTGAAGAGCACGTTGATATGATTGTTCATATAATTGCAGCATTTCCGCTGGTCCCTTCAAAAATTTGAAGGCTTCTGCAAGACATCCATAAAGTAATAATGCCGGAGAATTATTACCCAACCAAGAGGTTGTATTAGCACTAGACAGTCTTGTTGGTAATCTAGTGATTGATAATTCTACGTTATACGCTACATCTGGCGTTGGTGCAACATAAATTGTGTTGTGATCCCACCATGCCCAATATCTAGGAGTTCCTGTAGAAGTTCTATCTGGCCAATATTCATTCATATAACTAATATCACGTTGTTCTAAAAACGACCTTGAAGTTCCAGATGGTGCAAAGATTTGCATATGTCTCACGGTGCCAAGCGATGTTGGATCTGGAGACGCTCCACCCGGCAAAGATAAAAAAGCATTACTTGCTGTTAAATTAGCAGATTGATGTGATTTAAAGACATCTAAATCAACGTCTCTAAATATTCTGTTTTCTGCATGTTCAATAAAATCATTAACTATGGTGTCTGATAAAACGTTACTATCGACCTCTGTGTAGTTTCTTATTTGTGTAACTAATTCTGAATAAGTTGTTGCCATTATGATGTACTCACTGTTACTTTACCAACTGTTAATCCAATAAAAGGTGGTTTTTTATTATTTATTTGCATGCTATCATTATACTCAAAGAAACCTGCACCACCAATAAAAACAGTTACAGGTTCTAATCTATCTGGTCTACCATCTTGTAAACTTTGTGCATCTGCCGCGTGTTTTTGTCTTTCAAGCTGTGGATGTTTAGATTCAAACTCAGATTTATGAACAAAAGAACCATTCCATTCTTTTACCATTTCTTTGTAAGGAAACTCCATGCCACTACGATCAGATATTGATTTTGAATATTTACCAGAAGCATGAGCCATTAGATATATCCTCGCTCTGGTGTAGCAAAGAAACTGGAACGTGGTCTATCTTCTTCAGAAGCACGTTGCCACTCTTCTTCATATAATTGTTTTAGTAAAGGTGTTCTCTCTGGTGCTTTTTTTACAGACGTGTAATAAGCAAGCCCAGAAGTTAAACATGGTAAAAATCTAGTTGGAACTTCTAATTGATCATTATAGTCACCAGCGTCTTGTATTTTAGTTAAACCATAATACTTGAAAGTATGCGCACCATCTGGTGTTGGATATAAATACAACGTAGGAGTTGATGCTCCTCTTTCCAAAAAGTATTGCACAGGAGTGCCTTCACTAGACTTAGTAGAAATATTTAAATACTCAGCACGACTTATTCTATCAACTTCAATATCTGTTGTGGTATCAGATGTTTTGAATAAAACTGCTTCAAGTATATCAACTAAGTCGCTATCAAGAGTATAACTTGTTGTACTACCTGTTAGTGTTAATGTTCTAAGCTCAACAGTCCAAAGATTAATACCTCTGTTAGCCCATTCAGCTAACATAATATTAAGTGAACGTCTTGCGCTTTTTAAATCATAACCGGATCT